ATTATGAAGAGCATTTACTAAGAGAAGAAAAGCAATTAAAGTCTGACGAAAGTTAGGCTTTTTATTTTGTCCGAAATGACACTAAACTAGCGCAATGCTGGGCTTGATTGAATGGCGGGGCGCAATAAATAATCTAAAGCAATGCGGGGCGTGCAAACGAATCGTGGGGCGAAAGGAGAAACAAAATGAAAACAAAAAAATTATTACCAATGAATTTGCAGATGTTTGCTGATGGTGGGGGAAATGAACCAGAGTTCACTATTGATGATTTTAAAGCATTTGTCGAATCGAATGAAGATGCACAGAAATTCATTCAATCTCAATCACAAAGTGCTGCAGATAAACAGTTAGAATCGTGGAAACAGAATAACCTTGATAAGCTAAAACAGGAAGCTGTGAAGCAATATGAAGAAGCTAAAAAGAACAAAACACCAGAACAGCTAGAACTTGAGAAATTAAAAGCAGAGTTTGAAGCAGAGAAAGCTAAGAGCCGTTCGAACGAAAATAAAGCTTTTGTTGCTGAACAAATCGCGGGGTTAGAGCTTGACAAAGAATTAAAAGATTCAGTTTCCCAGTTCATGTTGAACACTTTAGTTAGTTCAGATACAGAGTTCACACAAAAGGCTGTAGAGTCATTCACAGGTGTTTTAAGCACCATCAATGAAAAGCATGCTGAAGCAATTAAAAACATGGAAATGACAAAAGCATTCGGTAATAAGCAACAAACTAATGCGACTGATGTGAATCAGTCAACTCAGCCGATTGAAAATCCTAAAGAAGCATTAGGGCAAAAATTACAAGCATTTAATTAGGAGGAATTTATAAATGAAAAAAACTACAGTAAATAATCTAGAATACTTAGATATTTCACAAGAGGTAAATGCATTACAACGTCCGTCAACACCGTTTCTAAGCTGGTTATTAGGAGCTGGTAAAACTAGCCCAGCAACTTCTACGGAGATCAAATGGCGTGAATCAGAACTTGATGGAGAAGATTCATCTGCACAATTAGAAGGCGGAGAATACAAAGATGCAGATTCAGGGCGTAAATGGTTCAATAACTACACTGAAATTTTCCGTAAATCTACTTCTGTTTCAGGTACATTAGATGCTATCAATGTAAATGGCGTAGGTAGTGAATTAGCTAATCAAGTCTCTCAACGTGCATTAGAAATGAAGTTAGATTTGAACAAAAAGCTATTAATTGGTGTAAAAGCTAATGAAAATGGTACTAAAGGACGACAAATGGCTGGTGTAATTAACTTAATCAACTCTGATAACTTAGTTAAAACGTCTGCAGCTGATGCAGTAACACGTAAAGATGTGGATAAAATGTTTAAAACTATGTTTGACAAAGGTTATGCAGGCGAAAAACTATGTCTGGTTTCGACTGATATGGTTGATTTAATGACCGATGAAGTTGATAAAGCGGGCACTAAAGTGTTTAACTTTGGAGATCAAGTAGCTTTTGGATTGCAACTAGGGAAAATTGTTTCAAATTATGGATCAGGTACAGCTTTAATTGAGCCGTCACTGCCAAGTGGAACAATGATTGCGTTAGATACAAACTATGTGGAGCTACGTCCGTTACGTGAATGGCGCGCAGAGGAATTAGCTAAAACAACTGATTCAAAACGTATTGGTTTAGTTGGTGAATACACGATTGAATACAACGCTTCAAATTCAGGGGCAATCTTAAACCTTGCAACTGCAGCCCCGGGTGAATAATTAAAAAGTAAAGGAGAATAATTATGGTTAAAAAGTCAGAGGTCAAAGAAGAAGTAATCGAAGAGACAAAAGAAGTAACTGAAGAAGTGAAACCTGCAACAAAAACATTCAAAGTTTTAAAAAATAAAAATTTCGTTGGTTTTGTTCATCCTGAAACACGTAAATTTATTACAGCAGTTGACGGAAAAATCGAAGTGAGTGTTTCTGATAAAAAAGCTATTACAATTATAGAAGAAGCTGCAGATTTAACAGAAATTTAGGTGATTATATGACAGACGAACAAAAAAAAGTAATTATAGAAAAAGTTTCAAAAATGCTACCTAATGTTTCAAAAGAGCGTATTTCGTCTGTCTTAGACCTAGTTCTTTTGGAAATCGGATCTTACAATACATGTAAGATTGAAATTGATTGGGATTTACTTACCTCGCTTGTAATTGAAATTCTATATCAGTCACTTAAAAGTGAAACGGAACAAGCTGTAACTAGCATTAAGCGCGGTGATACATCTATTAGCTATGCAACTACGCAGCAGAGTATAACAGCGTTGCTTGGCAATTACAGCGACACTATTAAACGTTTAATTGGCTGTGATAGTGGGGTGTTTTTCTATTGAATGAAGCGGATATTTTGGCAATGACCTATCTTGACACTTGTGTCATTGAAAGAATGAACGATATTGAAAATTCTGAAACAGGCATCACTGAGCAAGGGTATTCACCGATCCACGGAGGTAAATTAAAGTGTGCTCTTTCCCAAAGTGGACTGGGTAGCGCTGGAAGCTTACCAGTTGTTGAAAACAAAGGTACCTTTAATATCACTTACGAAGATCAAAAATTGTTTTTAATGCCTGATGTAGATGTGAAAAAGGCCGACAGAATCACTGTCATTCAAAGTACAGGTCAAAAGCATATTTTATTTGCAAAGAAACCCTTTAACTATCCAAGTCACATCGAAGTGACATTGACAGGAAGTGCAATCGATGAGTAAAAGTGATTTTAGAATGACCTCGAATGCTGACAAAGTTATTGCAAACTTGAAGAAAATGACACCAATTGCCGAAAAAGAAGGTATTGCGATGGTCAATGATTCGTTAGCGAAGATTTATCAGTTAATTGTACCTATTACGCCGATTAAAACAGGTGATTTAAGACGTGGATACAGAATCATTAAAGCTAGAAAAACATCAAGTGGTAGAATCGTTGGCGCCTTAATTAACAATGAAAAATATTTCAAATATGTAAATGACGGACACAGAACGAAGAATGGTGGATTTGTAAAAGGGCGATTCATGTTGCAAAAGTCTTATAAATTAGCTCATGCAACGTATATCCCAAAACGATTTAAACAAATGGCAATTGTTATTGCTAAGAAAGGATAGGTGTATGTACGATAAACTTTTAAAAATGCTTACTAGCAAAATAAAACAGTTCTCGGATGCACCTATCTATCTTGATGATGTGATGCAATCGTCAAAACCTTTTTATTTTGTTTTAAGCATAGAGGAAAGTATGACTGATAACGTTGGTCAAAACGTTCAGAATAAAGCATATAACGTTGATATTGCGTTAGTTGATAGTAAGAAAAATAAACAATTAGTAACAAGTCTGACAGAAAGCTGTGGGGCTTTTTTTAATGTCTTAAATCTAGATGGAAACGAACTATTTCCAGAAGATTATCAAGCATTTAAAACAGATGGAATTCAACATATTAATTTTAATGTTGCTTTTCCTCAATTAATCGAATGGAGTGAAGAATAGATGGCAGTTAAAAAAAATGTAAGTGTCATTTCTGTGGAGAAACCAACCTGGTTCCCACTAACAGACGAAACGGGTGCTTTTCCAGTTTACGGAGCGCCAATTACAATCGGTACTGCTGTAAGTATCAAACCAGATGTTACAACAGAAACAACGCCTGACTATGGCGATAGTGTAGTTCAAGATCAGTACGTTGCATTTGGTGGTGCAGAAGTTACTTTGGAAACAAATGGATACCAGAATGAAGTTTTAGCTGAAATTACGGGTGGTGAAAAATTGAAAGGCGGTGTTTTACGATCCGCAGATGATATTGCACCAGATGGAGCATTTGCTTATCGCCGTCGTAAATCAAATGGTAAATATCGCTACACAATTTTTTATAAAGGAAAATTTGCATTGACTTCTGATGAATCATCAACTCTAGAAGGTAGTTCAGTATCTTACACTCATCCAGAATGGACAGGTTCATTTGTTGATGTGCCTGGTGTCGGATACATGTATTCAGTCGATGAAGACGATGATGGTGTTGACTTAGATATGATCAAAAATTGGTTTACTAAGGTTACTAATCCACGTGAAGAGTCTACAAATCCTGTCAGTGGTGTAACTTTAGATAAAACGGAATTAGTTCTAACGGTTGGTGAAACTGCAACTCTAACGCCAACAATTGCACCTGAAAACGCAACAAACAAAAACTATTCATTCAAATCAAATGATACTTCAATTGCAACAGTAACACCTGTGCAAGGAAAAGTTACAGCAGTAACAGCAGGAACCACAACTGTTGTTGTCACTACTGAAGATGGCAACCATAAAGCTGAATGCAGCGTAACAGTTAATGCATAATAAAATTTAAGGACGGCCAAGTGTCGTCCTATTTATATGGAGGAATAAAAAAATGGCAAGCAAATTACAAACGACAATTAAACTTTACTTGAAAGATGAAGAAGGCAATTTCACCACTAAACAATTCAAATCCGCTGAAATGTTACCAGGATCTGTTATGGAAGATGCAACAGAATTACAAGTAGAACTAGAAGAAATCGTCAAAACAAACGACATGGAGGAAATTCGGCCTGTCTTGCGTAAGTGTTATGATTTTATCGCAAAAGTTATTTTTGAAGGTCAATTTACGGGCCAAGAATTTCTTGACGGAATGGATGCACGTGAAATCTTAAAAATTACGGGGCAACTATTAGGGTCTGTTTCTAGCGGTTATGATGCAGTTTATTCTGATCAGAAAAAAAAGTAACAGATCTCCTTTATCATCCTCATTTTAAATTTAGTCCACAGTACCGAGAAGCAGAATTAAAAATTACGTTGCTTGGAAATGGGTGGACACTAAACGAAATTGAGAATACAGACTTGAACGAACTTATGAAGCTTTATGCGTTCAGAGATGCTGTTAAAGAATTTGAAGAGCTTAAATTCCTTGATGAACACACAATGTTCTAAGAAGGGAGGGGGTACTTATTGAACAATGAAGACTTAGTCTTAAAAATGATACTAGATGAATCAGGATTCTCCCAAGGTCTAAATTCGGCAGTAAAAAAGTTGCAAGGTTTTGATGGAGAGGTTGACAGAACAGGACAAAAAGGCGGCCGCTCTCTTGGATCTATTTGGACGTCATTTGTTGGTAACTTTTTAGCCAGCGGAGCAACTAAAATTATTTCAAAAGGAATTGGGCTGATTACCAGCAACATCGATGGGGCCATTAATCGCGTGGATACGTTAAATAACGCAAACCGTGTATTTGAAAATATGGGTTTTTCAGCTGGTGAAACATCAAAGACAATGGATAGCTTAAAGAAGAGTATCCAAGGGTTACCTACACCTTTAGACAGCGCAATTAAAGGTGTTCAATTAATTGCTTCGTCTACAAATGACTTAGGAAAATCAGAACAGATTTTCGCAGCTTTAAATAATGGTATCCTCGGCTTTGGTGGGTCTGCAGAGATGGTAGACAATGCTATTATCCAGCTGTCCCAATCGTTCTCAAATGGTAAAGTAGATGCGCAAACTTGGAACTCAATGATTAACAGTGGTTTGGGTCCAGCGTTGAATGCTTTAGCGAAACAAATGGGGTTAACTGCTGGTCAGATGAAAGAAGGTCTCTCTGATGGTTCAATTTCAGTTGAAGAATTTCAAGACTCTCTAATTAAATTGAATAAAGAAGGCGGAGGAGGTCTTAAATCATTAGAACAGATTGCTAAAGACTCTACTGCAGGTATTAAAACCGGATTGGCTAACATGAAAACTGCGATCGTTCGTGGCGTGGCCAATGTTGTTACTAAAATTGACGAAGGTTTAAAAAGTGCGGGCTTTGGAAGTATTAGTGAAATCATTGCTGATAAAGGTGCAAAGATGGAAGCGGCTTTATCTAAGTTTGCTGAAATGATTCCGCCAATGATAAAGACAGTTAAAACATTGTATGATACGTTAAAACCTTATGCACCGCTGCTTGCAGGTTTAGCTGGTAGCATTGGTACGTTGATGCTTGTGAATAAAGTAAATGCAGCATTTAAAGCTTGGAGGGAAGGTACAGAAGCACTTTCGATAGCTCAAGCAATTTTAAATAAGACAATGCTATCAAATCCTTTTGTTGCAATCTTAACTGCTGTAGTAGGGTTAGTCACAGCGTTTATTTATCTTTGGAAAACTAATGAAGGTTTTAGAGATGCTGTTAAAAATATTTGGAAAAATATCCAGGAGGTCATTTCAAGCGCTGCTGATGTAGTTGTAAAAGCTTGGGATTCGACAATGGAATTTTTCAGCAATATGTGGGATGGCACAAAAGAAGCTTTTTCAAATGCTGGTACATGGATGAAAGAAGCACCTGGAAATGCAGCCGACTGGGTTAAAAATAAATGGAATGGTACTAAAGAATTCTTTAGTGGACTTTGGGATTCAACAAAAGAAGGCTCAAAAAACACATGGGAAAATATCAAGCAGGGTGCTGCTGATAGTGCTAAAAGCGTTGGCGAAAGTTTTAAAAATGGCTTTGATAATGCGAAAGATTGGTTTAAGGGTATTGGAAAATCAATATCAGATGTTTTCACAACAGCATTTGATTTTGTTTGGAAATATATTGGTCCGTATGTAACAGGAATCAAAAATGCGTTTAAAATGGTTGTTAACGCTATGAAAGCGAACATTGAAAATGTCAAAATGATCGCTGAAAATGTCGTTACCATTCTAAAAAATGTTCTGTTAGCTCCAATACTTTTCATCACATCAATGATTACAGGTGGGTGGGAAGAAGCAAAAGCAAATATGATTGCCGTTTGGGATAATATTGCTGAAGCAGCTCAGACAATTTGGTTCGGGATTAAAAATATCTTTTATAATACGGTTACAGCTATTTCCTATTCAGTTACTTCTATTTTTAATGGATTGATGTTGACAATTAAAAAGATTTGGATTGATGTGAAGTTATTTTTCACTTTACTTTGGATTGACATCAAATATGGAGCAATCAACGTTTGGATTGAAATTAAATATTCTATTATCGAAACGTGGATAAATATTAAATTTGAAGCAATTAGAATATGGGAAAGTTTGAAAACTTGGTTTTTTGAAACAGTAGAAAACATTAAAAATGGTGTGATCGATGGCTGGAACAACCTAAAACAAGGAACCATTGATACATTTAATGCAACTGTTCAATGGTCAAAAGATACATGGTCCAATTTCAAACAGTGGATTGTTGATACGGCGGTTGGAATAAAAGATGGTGTTGTTCAAACCTGGTATAGAATTAGAAATGGCACAATAGAAACCTTCAACAACATGGTACAAGGTGCTAAAAACGCATGGAATAATCTCACAAGAAGTGTCAGTGATACAGTGTCGAATGTAAAACAAACTTTTGAAGATTTAAAACATGTTGATTTATTTGAAATTGGTAAAAACATTATTCAAGGTTTGGTCGATGGTATCGGGTCCATGATTGGTGCTGTTGGTAAAAAAATTAAAGAAGTTGCTGGGAATATTAAAGATGGGATTAAAGGAGCTTTGAAAATTCATTCTCCTTCACGTTGGATGCGTGACATGATTGGTAAAAACATTGTGTTGGGTGTCGTGGATGGTATTGACCAAGAAAAAGGAACTTTGGATAAATCGGTTAAAAATATGGCTGATTTACCAACAGAATTACCGAATTTTTCTGTCACAGGTAGATATGCTAATCAACAGGAATCACAAAGATCTAAATCAGATAAGAACAACAGCAATGCAACGACTACCTTTGGTGGTGATACCTTTAACATTAATTTACAAGCAATGGGTGAATTAGATGATAAGCAATTAATGAGCATGGCTCAAAAATTAGTTAAATACATTCAAGTTGTCAAAAATAGAGATAGCGATGCAGTAGGAGGTGCTTTTGGTGGAATTTAAAAGAGGTCAGTTTTTTCTTAATGGAAAACATAGCTCTGAATTCAATGTGTTTATGAGAGAAAGACCTGAACGACTTTCTGCGGGACGTGTAGTAGAGCTTAGGGAGCGAATGGGTAATGATTCAATAGCTGTTGATTTTGAGTATTATAAAAATGTAGAACGCACCATTACATGCTATGCGAAAGCAAGAAATTTACAAGAAGTTTCTTTCTTAGAAGATGAAATCTCGTTCTGGCTCGATATGGGAAACTACTCAGACTTTATCGTCTATTTTGATGAACATTACATTTATCAAGCCATCGTAACAAGTCCACCAAAGTTTACAGGAACAAGAAAAACAGGGTTTTTAATTCCCTTTGAGTTTACTGTAAGTATCCGACCTTTCAAAAAAAATCGTATTGGCAAATATTGGACAAGTAATCCTAAACAATTAATAAACACAGAAAAATATCCTTCAGAACCTACTATTCAGATTTTTGGTTCTGGGGATATTTCTTTTTTCATCAATAATCAGGAATACGCATTAAAAGCGATTGCTGGAGACATCATTATTGATTCAGAAAAACAAGAAGCTTATCGAAACTCAGGTGGAGCTTTTGAAATTTTGGATCATAAAACACTTTTCAAAGATTACCCAATTTTAAAAAGTGGAGAAAATAATTTTCGCTGGACTGGAAAAGTGACAGAGTTTAAGGTTCAGCCTAATTGGAGGCGGAAAGTTTGATTCCAGTTATTTTTAAACCTGGAGAAAAAGATTTTACAACAAACGGCTTAGGACGTCTTATTGATGCGACACGTTGCGAAATCACTGAAGAAGCAAACGGAAAATATGAACTAGAAATGGACTATCCAGCGATTAGCAGATTTAGTGATTATTTCGAAAATGGCTATCAAATTAAAGCAAAGCCAAATGACTTAGAAGAATACCACATTTTCGAGATCAAACAAACGTTTAAAGATACGTTTACTAATAGTATTGTCATTTATGCTCAATCTCGTACTTATAAACTAGGAAATAGACAAGTAAGGCTAGTGACAGTTGATAATCGTAATGGCTCAGAAGCAATGAAATTAATCGAACAGAACATGGATGAACCATGCGATATCAAACTTCATTCTGATATTAACACAGCTTCTAGTACGATATTTGAAGCTAGAAACGTACTTAATTGTATTGCTGGTGAACAAGGTTCTTTGCTTCAATACTGGGGAGGAGAAATCAAACGAGAACCTTTTAAATTATCTTTGTTAAGACGTAGAGGACGAGATAACGTTGGAACTGTTCGTTATGGTAAAGATTTAAAAGGATTAACCATTAAATTTGATTGGCAATCAATTGTTACTAAAGTTTTACCATTTGCAGAGCTTCAAAGTGGTGCAGACGGAACTTCTCAACGGATTTATGGAAATGCGGTTAAAAGCGAATATATTACCAAGTATCCAGATGTTTACGCTCAATATGTTCAGTTTACTGAAGATCAAGGAGTAAAAGATTTATCCAGCTTAAATAAAGTAGCAGGTAAATACTTCACTACATTATATCCAGGAAGTGATAAGCCTAAAGTTTCTATTGAACTAGAAATTGAGGAACTCACGGATTCAGAAGAAGCAAAAGAATTTGCGAAAATGAGAAACTATAATTTATTCGATACGTTCACTGTGTATCACAAGTTTTATGATATTGACATTCAAACGAAAGTTACAGGGATTGTCTATGATGCTTTAGCAGAAAAAACAATAAAGATTACTGCTGGAGATATCCAAGTTGCTTTTTATAAACAGCAAAGCCAAGACTTTCAAGAAGCTATAAAAACATTGACAAAAAAAGAGTATATGAGTGATTTTGTAGATTATATTACTAATTTGATTAACGGTGTTGAAGGTGGAAGTATACTTCAATATCCTAAAAATCGACCTAATACCCATTATTACTTAGATACGGAATCCACGGATACTGCAAAAGATGTGATTGCAATTAATAACAAAGGAATTGGATTCTCAAGAACTGGCTGGAAAGGTCCATTTAAAAATGCGTGGGGAATTAATGGAGTATTGAATGCGGACTTTATAGGAGCTGGCAAAATAAAATCTAATATTTTTGAAACATCATTTAATAGCTGTGGAGATATTTTACGTATGGTAAACGGTACTTTACAAGCTTGGAATAATAAGAAAAAAATCATGGAATTAACTAAAAAAGGGATGGAGTTTTGGAATGGTAATAGTCACGTTGGCACGATGGGAACAAAGGGAAATCCTTTTCCAGGGTTAGCAGATAAAAATGGAAATCCTGTAGTTTCTGATGGGAATTCATTACTATTAGTCGCAGATAATCCCCAAAAAATTATTGGTTTGTCTAACCAATCAGGCACAGGACATTTAATTACTGGTCCTACACAGTTTTTTGTTGGAAATAATTTTAACTTTTTTGGTCCAAATGGAAGTAAAGCAATTCTGACAGTTGATCGATTGATTGTGGGCGGCAAAGAAGTTATACCTGGTCAAAATGGTGGTGGCGGTTCTGGAGCTGGAACAGGTGGTTATCCATCAGAAGTTACAAGCGATGCAGATAAATTTGCTTGGGACTTATGGAGTTACCTATTAGCTAACGGATACAGCAAAGCAGCTGCTGCAGGTATCCTTGGAAATGTACAAGGAGAAGTTGGTCCAAGTATGAACCCAGATACCGAACAAATAGGCGGTCCAGCTTACGGATGGGTTCAATGGGACGGTTCAGCATATCCATTGGTAGGTGCACCAACTTGGAATGGCCGAGAATATGTACAACGCTTAATCGCAGCTGCAGGTATCAAACAAGACTATAGGACGTCATTAGCCCAAGCTCAATTAATTAATTGGTGTATGTTCAATGGGCAATGGTTAGGACAAGTAAGTCCATTAACAGTTGATGAATTTAAAGTTGTCAGCTCGCCTAAAACAGCTGCTTATGCGTTTGAATTAAACTTTGAACGTCCAGCTGCAGCACATCCAGAAAGACAAACCTATGCACAAGTATGGTATGACAAATTCAAAGATTTGAAAGCTTCTACTGCAACAGGAAAAGCTGGCATAGAACATTTGGAGACCTTAATGGGCAAATGGCTTGGTAATGGGCAATGTTATGCCGTTCCAGCCGAATATTCTGGTTTTATGGGCGGCTGTGGTTTAGGTGCAGGAACAATTTATGGCTTTTCACATGTAATTGGTGATACATCATCTGCTGCAGATATTGGTGAAGCATATGATTGGAATGCGGTAGGTTGGCGAGTAATCCAAAATCCAACGTATCAAGATTTAGTGGTAGGAGCAATCGTCAATATTAGACGAGGTGGCCAATGGGGAACAGGTTGGACAGTAGACCCAACATATGGTCACACGGGCGTGATTTACGGCTTAAATAACGGACGTATCCAAACCATAGAACAGAACGCCGAGCAAGGGCAAATTGTCGCAAAATATGACCGATTATATTTTGCTAATTCTATTCAATCGATTGTTATTCCACCAAAATAACGAAAGGAGGATTTTTCAATGGTTAAATGGCAAGCAACGCTAAGTACAACTGAACCTTACAATTACATTGGGATTCAGAATGTACGACAAGGAAATCGAAACACAGAAGTCTTAGAAGCCATACTAGTTGAAAATGCTTGGCCACTTGATTTAACAGGTTGCGAAGTTTTTTTTGAATCGGTTATTGATAATAAATATCCGATTCAACGTTCAGCAAAAATTGTGAATGCCAAAAAAGGGATTATTCAGTATACCTTTGATGAATATTCTATGCAGTCGTTACACAGACAAGAAGCATATTTCAGTATTCATAAAGGTGATAACCTGATTGGTGCAACGCAAAACTTTTCTTACTTTGTAGTGAATGCTGCTTCGAAAACAGAAGGTGAAATGGGTTCTTATTGGCAGTCCATTGAAGATTTAATCGCGGACATGAACGCTTTTATCAACGAAAATAAGGGTGATTTTACTGATTGGATGAATGCTAGAAAAGAAGAGTTCGAAGCGTGGCGAGATGCGCAAAAAACAGATTTCACTTCATGGTTCGAATCAATCAAAGATATTTTAAAAACGATTGATCCTGGCGGTACGATGTTAGCCGAGCTAATGGATGCACGTGTAGACATTCAAGGAGTGCGCCATAATTCAATTTCTGAACGTTTATTGGCAGATATGGAATATTTGTATCAGAAATTAGAGAAACGCTTATATACGTTAGAATATGGCGAAATAAGTGACTTGATTATTTTACAAGATGATGCTTTTTCACTGAATCATGAAACAGAAATTGTTGGAACAGTTGATTATCCTGCGATCGATGGGGCATTGGTTATCGCAACAGTTGATGATACAAAACAGAACGCTTATGTGTTTGAAAAAGTGGGTGAAATAAGTGGTTAAAGCAAAACGAATGATGGAAACCGATGAAAATGGCGTGGAACGTCAGTTTTATCCTATTACACATGCATCCGCTGTTCGAGGATTAGAAAAAATTATTGCGGGTCAATCAAAAGTATTATCTGTTAATGGATATACTGGGGCAGTAATTATCACTAAAGCAGATCTAGGCTTAGAAAATGCACTGACAGAACTTCCTTATGCGACAGAAGAAACAGACGGTATTATCACTGCTGAAATGTTTCAACGGTTGTCAAATGGCGAGGGAGGCGTGTACATTCTTCCAATCGCTACCGCAGATGAACTGGGCGGAATAAAGGTTGGCCAACTGTTAGAAATTACAGAAGACGGAACGTTGTCTGCGGTAAAGCAAACAGATCAAAATTTCACCACTGAACTAAAATCGAAACTGGAAGAGTTGAAAGGTTATACTGCTGGAGCGAATATTTCTATTTCAGAAGATGGTGTTATTTCAGCAACTGGTGGTGGCGATGGCGGCGGAGTGAATCAACAATATGTTGACCAAAAAGTTCAAGAAGCCATTGACAGAATACCTGATATTACGTTTGAGAGAGTAGGGGAAGTTGAATGACAGATATTGTTAAAGTAAAACAAGGAGGAACACAGGTATTTCCTCAAACACATTGGAATGCTGTGGAAGGGAAACCAGAAGTATTGAAAGGTGAAAAGGGAGACCCAGGTCCACAAGGTCCAAAAGGAGATAAAGGAGACGTTGGTCCGCAAGGTCCAGCAGGGCAAAATGCAACAACGACAGACGTTGCAACCTCAATAAAAAATGGCTTGATGTCTAAAGAAGATAAAACAAAGCTAGATGGATTGCCAGCAATTACGTTTGAAAAGGTAGGGGAAGTGTAATGACAACAGATATTGTTCAATTAAAAGAAAAAGGAAAACCAGTCTATCTTAAAACACATACTGCCGCAATTGATGGGCTTGAATCTTATATAAAAAAAATAGATGCGGACAAAGCATATCAAAAAATTACCAAAAAAGAACCGTTGTGGACAGGTGCATGGTATGGCGGAGCTGCAGGAAATGGGCAAGTACCTTCTAAGTCTCTTTCACAGTGTGAGAATGGTTGGATTTTACAATGGCAAGAATATACCAAAGAAGGAGCTTTGAACGGTGCGTGTTATCACTTTTTCTTAGTGCCTAAACAGCATGCGCAGAATCCAGGTTCTGGGGGAGTTATTTTCCTTTTACATGGATACTATACTAATTTAGTACGGAAATATTTATATATTAAGGATACTAAAATTACTGGAAACGACTTAAATGCCTCTTCTAGTGATACGGCTGGTTTAGGCAGTAAAATGTTTGCGTTAAGTGCGATTTATGAATACTAGGAGGAAAGAGAACATGAAAATTTGGATTGATGATATTCAAGGTTATTTAGACGGATATTCCACAATGGAACAACCGAATAAAATTGAACTTGAAGTAGAAAAAGAGCCAACAGATTTTTTTAATTATCGCTGGGACGGAACAAGCTTAATATACGATCCTGATAATGTGCCAGAACCAGAGCCAACGCCACCTACGGAATTGGAACTTTTACAAAAGCAAAATGCGGAATTAATGAAGCAAGTTTCTCAGCAAAATCAAGTTATTCAACAAACTCAAAGAATGACTGGTGAATTGATGAAACAAGTAGCTGAACTTACGAAAGGGGCGGAATAAGATGAAAACGAATGTTTTTCCAGGTTTCGATAATATTAAACAGTTGTATGATTGGAATTGTTATACAAAACAGGATTTAGTTGATTACGTGAATATGAATTGTTTAACCGAAGAAGAATACACAAAAATTTGTGGGGAACCGTTTAGCGAAAGCTAGACGGTTTTATTGTAAGTAGAAAGTAGGTGCAGGATGAACTTAACACTAGAACAATGGTTAGCGCTGATTACATTTTTAGGCGGAATTATCTTCGCATTAATGAAATTCTATCATGTCTTTTCTCAATTAGAAGATAGCATGAAAGAACTAAAACAGGCTGTTGACCGATTAAATAACCATGAAGTGCGTATTAGTCGATTGGAAGAACAAAATAAAACCCTCTTTCGAGGAATTGGAGGAAATAAAAATGATTGATTGGAAATCAAGAATAAAAAATAAACAATTCTGGTTGTCTCTTATTCCTGCAGTTTTGTTACTTATTCAAGTAGTTGCAGTCCCTTTTGGGTATAAATTTCAAATTGATGTGATTAATCAGCAGCTGTTAGATGTTGTCAATGCAGTGTTTGTTGTATTAACTATTTTAGGAATTGTGACAGACCATACAACGCCTGGTTTATCAGATAAAAAGGAGACAAATAAATGAAAAAGAAAATTTTAGTTGGAGCGCTAGTCGCTCTATTTTTTATGCCCGCAATCAATGTAGATGCTTACCAAGTAGAAACCCGCGGAAATATTAACGCAGGTTGGCCATCAACAGTTAATCGATACATCATTGCGCACGATACTGCAAATATGGATGCTGGTGTAGAAAATGAAGCCAATAACATGCTTAACAACTGGCAACGACAAGAAGCGTTTACGCAATATGTTGTAGGTGGTGGCGGCCGTGTGCTTCAGGTAGCGGGAAACGGTCGTATAGCTTGGGGAGCAGGAGATGCAAACCCTTATGCTTATGCACAAGTCGAATTAGCCAATACTTCAGATAAAGCTATGTTTAAGAAAGACTATGCAGCTTACGTTAACTTATTACGTGATTTAGCACGTCAAATTAATGTGACGTTTGATTTAGACGATCCGACAGGTTACGGCATAAAAACTCATTTGTGGGTGACAAACAATTTAGGTGGAAATCACACAGATCCTTACGGCTATTTGGCATCTTGGGGGATTAGCAAGGCACAGTTTGCACAAGATTTACAAACTGGGCTTCCAGAAGACGGTAGTGAAGTTATTGTGAACCCTGGTAAGCCCAATCAACCTAAATACAAAGTTGGGCAGCACGTTCGCTTTACAACAATCTACAAAAATCCAGATGCGCCAATTGAACAACATATCAATGCTAATACTTTATGGACACAGGTTGGAACCATTACACAAAAACTAAATGGCCGTAAAAACTTGTATCGTATCGAAAATAGTGGTAAATTATTAGGTTATGCAAACGATGGTGATATTGCTGAGCTATGGGAAAATAGTAAACCAACGCCAGCAAAAACTTTTACTATCGGTGTTAGTGAAGGTATCGTTCTTCGCAACGGTGCGCCAAGCTTGTTAGCGCCTGTATACGGAGTATGGCCGAAAGGTTCTACTTTTAAGTATGATTCAGTTCGTGTAGCAGATGGCTATGTTTTCTTAGGTGGCTCTGATGTAAACGGAACACGCATTTATATTCCAGTTGGCCCAAATGATGGAAATCCATCGAATACCTGGGGAACTGGATACTAAGAATAACTTTCTTTGAGTCGCCTTCCCAAAGGTGACTCTTTTTTTTGTTATTTAATTAAAATTAACAATATGGCAACCAGCTGATGATCAGGCACATTTACGTGTTTGTAAGTGAAAAAATCTTCTTAAACTTGTTTTTATGCTGTATTTTAAATAATTTCATGAGATATTTTTATTGCATACGATACATTTAGATGTTATATTAAGTGTGAGGAAAGGATATCATTACCTCGTTTTCTAGTCTAGCTTTAGATCATTATTTACAAGCAAAGTGGGAATTGAGTGCACCCACGTTCCCCAGCAGGTGGGTTAACCTAGCGTTGGTCAGCATGGGACGGTATCCATGATTTGCACTCTTTTTTTTTATGTCTAAAATTATAGAGGAGTTGTAAAAATGCCTAAAGATTTGCAGAAAACATACAACTTATTTTTATCAAATCTTGATGGCAAAATGGCTGTTATAACAACGCCATTTGTTAAACTGGACTGTTTTTATGTAAAATTTGACATCTTACAACTCCCACATTTATTGGGTTTACACAAAATTTATAAGGATTCACCTAGAATAATTTGTCAAAAATTGAATGATGAAGTTATTACATATAAACATCTGCAAAGGCACAGCAATTTTGGTACTATAAAAGATCGAGTAGAGCTATTTGAATTTATTCTAGAAATATTTTTAGAGGGATACAATGATTCAGTGATATATGTGTCTGAAGCAGATAAGTTTGGTTCATCTATGAAACTAGACATAGCTTTTAGCCATCCGCATAAAAATAAAATATTAACACTTGGATTACGTGAAGTAAACGATTGTGTCTATGCACCAGTCACTTTCTACGTATCAAAGAGTAGTCGCCCAACATTTACTAAATCAAAAAGAGCAAAAATTCTAACTTTAGAGCTTATTTCATTTAATTTATAGATTACTTAATAAGTAAAGTTTTCAGGACCATTAGCTCAGTTGGTTATAGCAAACGGCTCATAACCGTTCGGTCACAGATTCGAGTCCTGTATGGTTCATAATGAATCCCTACTTCTCATTGTGAGAGGTAGGGATTTTTTTATTTATTCGGTATATTTTATATGTCTATTCGCTTGCCTTTTTTTATTTTTTGATGTAGATTTTATCTTGTTGTTATAGTCTATTTTGCTAATTTGAATTAAAATGATATTACGCAAACCCTTGTGAGTTCTAGTCTGTCTAAATATGGTGTTGTAGAAAAATTACACCGTGAAACTAAATAATTTATTTGAATATAGCCTAGAATCCTTGCTTTATAAGGGTTCTAGGCTCTTTTTTTGTTGTTAGGAATTTACTGATTTAGTTATTGATGTAGATTTGCTATTTCAAAAATTTACATAGCTACTAAAAGCATCTGTTGCTTCTTTAGTAATTTCATCAGAAACATGAGTGTAAGTATCCATAGTTATTTGTAAAGAAGAATGTCCTAAGCGTTCTTGGATTATTTTAGACCTAACATTATCTGATTCGAATAATAATGTTGCGTGGGTATGCCGAAAACCATGACAACCAATAGAATGTAAGTTAGCTTTTTCTGCCAATCTTTTAGAACGTTGGTAAATGTCTTGACCTCGGAACATGGTACCATCAATTTTTGTAAAAATGAGTTGTGTTTTAAACCCACTTTTTTTCATTAAAGCCTCACGCTGTCTAAGTTTCCATTTTTTTAAGATATAAGCAGTCTTGTTATCAAAAGAAATTTTACGAATAGAATTGGGAGTTTTAGGATCGTTTATAGTCAATCCGCTTGTACTGATAGCAGTAGTTTTATTTATATTGACTACCTGCTTTTTTAAATCAATATCACTCCAATTCAATGCTAAAGCTTCACCAACACGTATACCAGTAAAAGAAAGTAAGCGAAAAATAGCACAGTCTAAGTCAGCATAGTATTTTAGAACTAAACTTTCTTCTTTGGCTTGATTGGCAATGCTATCAGCTGTATTTAAGAAATGTTCCAGTTCGTCTTTTGTATAGAACTTTCTTTTTGTATTCTTTTCTACTTTCTTTAGCGAACTAGGCTTAGTTATTTTCTTAAATGGGTTTGAGTCTATTATTTCTAAACCAACAGCATAGTCACAAACACGAGAAGCGTAACTCAAAAGTACTTTTCCCATTTCATTCTTTTTATACCATTCATTAACAGATTTTTGCACGATCTTTACTGTTAAACGCTCAAGTCTCATTTTCCCGAATGTGGGTAAAATGTGTTTTTTCATACGTCGCTCAGTAGCTATGAATGTGGATTCCCTAACTGTTTTTTTGTATTCGTCCAACCACATATAATAAACTTCTTCAAAAGTGGTTAAACGAGTATGCTCGTTAGCTAGATTTCCATTATCAAAATCTAATTTTTTTTGATTAAGCTTGAGCTGTGCTTCTTTTTTTGTATTACAGTTTCTGATAGTGACATTAATTTGTTTACCAGTTAAATAATCTACGCCTAAATAGGCAGTTACTTTCCAGTATTTTTGTCCTTTTTTTGTGTATTGTTTAAAAGTTGCCATTTTTTATCCTTTCCACTTGGGCAAGCGAACAGAGGGAATGACAAATTTCTAGCACCTCCTTATTTGATTTTAAAGCCCCTATCGTGAATCGAACACGATAGAACTCGCCAGAGAAGGGTAATTTATTTTTTATCGAAAGTAATAATCCAAGACCCCATAAGGTTCTCAACTTTTTTTATTTCTGCAATAACTGTATCACCTGTTTTTACATTTGGATTTTCAGAAGAAATAAAATTTAAGTGTTCTCCAGTTTGAATCGTATATCCTAATGATCCATCAGGTACATATTTATCAACTGTGAATTGAACAGTTTTTCCTGTTAAATCCTCTCCCTTATTTAGCGCTGTTTCGGCTTCATTAGTTGTATAATCAGGCTTTACTTCTTTAGTTCCACAAGCAGCAAAAGTAACAATTAATAGCAACATTGAAATAAAATATTTAATCTTTTTCATAAAAAATCTCCTCTATTTAACTCGTAATGATTGTCCGGGCATATATCCACTGATACCTGGATTTAGTTCTTGTAATTTTTCAAGTGTTATTCCGTTTCTTTCAGCTACTTGACGGCCGCCTTCGCCATCTCTAACTTGGTCATAAACTTCCGTGATTGGCTCGGGAGATTGTTGACTAATTTCGGGAGTAGAAGGTTGTATAATATTTTCTGACTCTTGCACTTCCTGTTGGGCAGTATTTTGTTGACCTTGATTGTTTCTTTCTATTAATTGTTCCATCGTAATATTGCCAAGATAACTATAGACCTGTCCGCCAGCAGCCAAAGTACCATCTGCATTTTTCACTAATGTTCCTGGAGTGTTATTCAAAACATATGACATTGTTTGATTACCATTTGCATCAACAGAAAAATTTAAATTTTGGAGCGGAACATTTGATTGAGTAGTGCTAGAGAAAGTTCCGTCAGCATTTATAAAAAATAAATTATCACTTTGAGGGATACCCCAACCTCCGACAAAATCATTTAGGCTTGCTTGAACTGTTCGTTCTTCAATAGTGGATGAACCTACAACACTGGATGCTGTTGACGTAGAACTTTGACTTTTTTCTTTTGTGTCACTTGATGATTCTTTAACGCTTGATGAGATGTTTGTAGATGAACTATTAACATTTGTTTCTTTTTTTGTGTTATTCGAACAAGCAGATAGCAATAATAATGATAAACCTAGAAAAACAATTTTTTTCATTTTTAAAACCTTCCTCACTTCTGATATAATGTTTTTATGAGTAAATCTCGAAACGAGGTTTTGAGTCCGTGTTGTCGCACGGGCTTTTTTTATGCAAAGTTTATTCTTTGCAACTTATTAAACAGTAGAGTCTTTACCCAATCTTCGTAGCGCGCATCTATTTTGGCATCTTCTATAAATTTCATGTAGTTGATTCTTTCTGGAGCAATACCCGTACTGTTTAAATATTCATCTAATAATTTTTCTACCATAAAACAATCCGCTTCATATTCCATTTTAGAACGAAGAGCATATGCTGTTTTGTACAGGTGATAATTCTCTTGGTGCTCACAAGCATGACCGAGCTCGTGCAGTAAAGCTTTTTTTTGTTCAAATTCTGAAAGCTTTACATTTACCACTATTAAATTAAAGCGTGTCATGTAATAAGCATTATTTTCAATTTCATCGTAAATCACAGTAGTTCCTAAAATCTTGACTATTTCTTCAATCTGTTTATCCAAGCAACGCACCTTCTCAAAAATTCTTTTTTTATTCGTATTTACCTTCCAAATACGCCTCTGCTATTCTTTTTAAGACTTCTCTGTCATTATCAGTTACTTCTTTGCCGCCGTGACTCATAACAGAGTTTATTGCTTCTTCAATAGTCATTTCTCGTTGCTCTTTAGTTAAACCGCCATGTGGTAGATCAGTACGGCCTAATAGGTAATCCGTCGATACGTCAAAATAATCAGCTACTTTAGAAAGTGGCTCTGAGTTGGGTTTAGATTTACTCCATTTAGAAATCATTCCATTTGATAGATTTAGAACTCTTTCCAATTCCGCGATGCTCATTTTTCTTGCAGCAGCAAGCTTTTTAACACGTTCGTATGTGCTCATCAAAATACCTCCGAATTTTTTCTATTAAAGTTATTGACATTAGAAATAATTCTATGATATTATACACATGTACTCAGGAAGTACAAGAAACTCTCACATTTCTGGATGGTATAACATAGAATAAAAAGACTAAGGACAATATTGTTTTTAGATTATTTTCTATGCACTTATAATAGAATGTTTTCTATTATAAGTCAATACCCCAGAAACAAAAAATATTATTCATTTCTAGGAGGTGTGAAAATTGCTTTATGAACGCATCAAATGTATTTCTGAAGAAAAAGCTTTATCTATCTACAAAATCGAACGTGATTTAGAGTTTTCTAATGGAACTATTTCTAAATGGAACAAGTCGATGCCATCTGCAAAAAATTTAAAAAAAGTTGCAGATTACTTAGGTGTTGGCATGGAAGAACTTTTAAAAACAAAAGGAGATTAGAAGGGGGTATAAAAATGGAAGTGATTTTAACTCCAGAAAATGAAGCTTCTCTAAGGGATTTTGTACATGGAATTATTGTTGATGAAATAGAAAAAGCACGAAGAGATACCTCAATTGATAAGCGAGTTTTAAATCAAACAGAGATTGCAAAATATTTCGATGTATCCACTACAACAATAAGGGAATGGGAGAAGCTAGGTCTTCCGCATGGATCAGTAAGTAAACAAGGGAAGTTCTACGACAAAGAAGAGTGTCGCAGATGGCTTCTATCACAAAAAAGATAAATCTTGGGCAAGCGAAATTTTAAATAAGGAGTGAGAACATGAAAATAACAATCGAAGGAACACCAGAAGAGATAGCAAAAATGCTCCAAGCTATTGAGAGTAGCAAGGATCCAAAAAATATTAATGTAAACCCGCAATGTGGCATTAATAAAATATCGGAAGAATTAGCTAGGAGAATAACTACTCGTCAAGAGAAAATTGAGAAAATTTTATCAGGAGTGAAACAAAATCAGAATGGGAGATGAAAAAAATGCAGAAGGAACAGTCATTACAAATTAATGTGGAAGTTAAAGGAATTGAAGAAGCTACAAAAAAAGCAGAAAGATTAATTGGATTAATAAAAGAAGCCAAAACGTTGGCAGACGAATTGGCTTCAGTTGAATTTGATGTAGACCTTAAAAATTAAGTTCTATTTTCTGTCCACAAGTACACTTAGCACCATTTGATGTTACTTTGATTGTTTTTCCGCAATTAGGACACTTTATAGGATGGCCACCCTTACTATCCATTGCTTTTTTTGCAAGTGTAGCAGGATCATTTAATTTTTTTCTTAAGTTATCCATACCATTTATCTTAATACCCATAATATTTTCACCACCAATCATAAATTATTTCAGCAGACCACTTGCTGATAAGAAAATTATACCAGAAAGGAAATAAAGCGAATGAATAATTTAGTAATTATGAAAGACCAAGAAGCAGTAACAAGTAGTTTACAAGTTGCAGAAGTATTTGAAAAACAACATAAGCATGTTTTGGAAGCGATTGACGAATTGAAACAAGGGGTAGCCGAAAATTCGGCACACCTATTTTACGAAGATACCTATATTCATCCACAAAACAAACAATCCTATCGCCAAGTAATTATGAACCGAGATGGATTTACATTACTGGCAATGGGATTCACAGGTCAAAAAGCTTTGCAATTTAAATTGAAATATATTGAAGCTTTTAATCAAATGGAAAAAGAAATTCAACAGCCTAAACTTCCAACCTCTCAAAGAGAATTGGCGATGCTTGCTTTATCAGCAAATGAAGAAACAAATGAGCGTGTAGATGTAATTGAAAAAGAAGTAGCCGACTTAAAAGACAATCAAAAAATCGGTGCAGATGATTATGGCTACTTATCACGTCGAGTTCATCAACGAGTAGCAGAAGTAGCAAGAGGATTTGGAAAAATCACAAAGGAACAGCGTGGCAAGCTATACAAAGATATTAATTCAGGTATTAAGCAAATCACAGGCGTGGGTACTCGATCACAATTAAGAGAAAAACATTATCCAATCGTGATTGAATATATTAACGACTGGGAGCCGTCGACAGCAACAAAAACAGTTGTAAGACAAATGAGTTTAGACTTAAACGACATAGCGTAGGGAGAATATTATGGCTTATACAACTGAACAAGAAAGTTGGATACTCAACCAAATCAAAAAAGAGCGTAAACAGCTACAAGACGATAGAGCAGCGCTTAGACAATCAGAACAACTGACCGAAGGAAAAGCATATCAAATTGAAAAAGAACTCGAATTTTTAAGATACTTAGAGATTCAAAATAGAATGCATATTTAAGGAGAAATGAAATGAGAAAAATTTATAACTTAAGAAGAATTGCAGTGTTGCTAATCGTTTTCGGATTGGGGTTGATAGTAGGCGGAAATTTTAATCCGATTATCCAAAATGTATATATCGGCTTATTCATCATTTGGACACTGTTTTATGATCTGGCACTTGAAGATAGAGAGGTAAATAAATGACAAGGAAAGAAAAATTACAGCAAACGAAAAAACTTGCTGATTTATGGTACCAGCAACAAAAAAATAAAATATACATTGCACAACAAAAAGAGCGCAGAGGTGTTGTATGACGACAAAAAAGCGACTTAAGCCGGCAAGCAATAAGTCGCATACAAAAATATACTAAGAAAATTATATCACAGAAACGAGGTCTTGTGAATGAATCGTAGTGAAGCAGATGCGCTAGATCAATTTTTAACAGAGCCGTCAGAAGAATTACAGAAAATCGAACCAGAATGGGAATATGACGAGGAGGAAGATAGCCGTGGCAACACTTTATGAACTTAGCAACGATTATTTAAAAGTTTTGTCATTAGCTGAAGAGCTTGATGATGGAACATTAAAAGATACGTTAGATAGTATTAGCGATTCAATCGATTTAAAAGTAGAAAACACAGCAAAAGTAGTTAAAGAACTTGAGAGCAACATATCTATTGTTGAAAAAGAAATCAAACGGCTACAGTCACGAAAAACAACGCTTTCTAACAATGTAAAGAACCTAAAAGGATATCTGCAAGATGAAATGGAAAAGGTCGGCAAAACGAAAATCAAGGGCGAATTATTCAATGTAGGAATTCAAAACAATCCAGTTTCTGTGAATATTATAGACGAAAAATTAATTCCTATTGGCTTTTTAATTCCTCAACCTCCCAAAGTTGATAAAACAGCTTTGAAAGAAGAACTGAAACATGGGGAAATCAAAGGTGCAGAATTAGTTCAAACTAAGAGTTTGAGAATTAGATAGGAGGTTTCAATATGGAAATAAAAAAGGCTAAACGCGAAAAAATAAAAGTTCCTATCATGATAACTGGCGCAAGTGGTAGTGGAAAAACAGTAAGTGCGTTGTTTATTGCTAAAGGAATTATTGAAAAAATGCATTCAGACTTATCAGAACAAGAACAATGGGAAAAAATAGGTGTCATTGACACTGAGCACAAACGATCGTTGTTATATGCTGATTCAACCATTGGAAATGTCGACATAGGGGAATTTTTGCATATTGATTTTGAAGCACCATTTACTGTACAGCGATATATACAGGCTTTTAATTTATTCAAACAAGCTGGGGTTGAAGTGGTTATAGTCGATTCTCTAACGCATGCTTGGAGTGGTGAAGGTGGCATTTTAGAACAAGTAGAAAACCATCAGAGAGGCAACTCTAAAAATCAAATGTTGGCTTGGAATAAAGTAAAACCATTAGAGAAAGAATTTCTTAAGTTAGTAACAGGAAATTCAATGTATGTGATTGGAACGTCTAGAAGTAAGCAAGCCTACGACATGGAAAAAAATGAACAAGGTAAAACACAAGTAGTAAAACTAGGGTTGAAACCTGATCAAAAAGATAGTTTGGAATATGAATTTGCTATCGCTTTACGTATTGATCAGGACCACATAGCGGAAGCTACAAAAGATAACTCAAATATGTTTAATATGCCTTTTAAAATAACAAAAGAAGTAGGCGAAAAAATATATGAATGGAGTAGCGAAGGAATAGATTTAGAAAAATTAAAAGATGAATTAATTAGTAGTATTACAGAACTTGCTACACAATCTGAAAATCATGAAAATATGTTTAAAGAGTTGCACAGCAAGATTAACAACGTACCTTTAAAAAACGTAAAAACTAAAGTTCTTGAGCGTATGAAAGAAATGTTAGAAAAGATTGAAGTTCCTACTGTGGAACAACAAAGTGAAAACGAACTCGATGAAGAACAAACAGAATTATTTGACGAGGCAAATCCTCCGATTGCAAATGATTTTGAAAAGAAGTGATTGAATGATTGGGAAAATCATAAAACATAAAGGGAATATGTTGGCCATCGAATTTGAGGATGAAATAAATTCAAATTTTCTCGAACTTCTGGCTAATAACGATGATAATTTAGCGAAAGTTGAATTCTTAGATAATCGACAGATGTCTCAAAAACAGAATGCACTTTCTCACGTTCTAATAGCCGATGTAGCACGTTGGAGCTATGACGAACCTAAATGGATTGAAAGTGTCTTGAAATACTACTACGAGGCTAAGAGTGGTGTTTATTTTGAACATAGTAGAGCTACCAAGAATGAAGCGACTGAGTGGATCGGTTTCTTGATTGAGTTCATTTTGAAAAACGATATACCACTGGAAAAAAGATACCAATACTTGCTTGAAAATAACAAATGGTTTTATTACTGTCTGAAATATCGTAAGTGCTGTATTTGCGGTAAGCATGCTGACGTTTGCCATATTGAAGTTGTTGGTATGGGGCGTAATCGTAAAAAGATTAATCATGAGACATTCACATTTTATGCAGGATGTCGTCAGCACCATCAAGAGGAACACCAAATAGGCACTAAGAACTTCTTGAATAAGTATCAAATTAAACCGGTGAAATTAAACATCGAAGAACGTAAGAAACTGAACATAGGAGGATGATTTAAATGCCAAACTGGGCAGAGGGAACACTTAAAATTAGAGGAAAAAAAGAGAATGTAATCAGATTTTTGAAAGAGGGGATAATTGCTTCACCTAATTTTAAAATGACTGAAGATGGACCAGTCACAGTTCCGCAAAAGGTTGAAATTTCTGAAGATGATTATTCAACCACATTGTACAGTGAGAACGAATTCTACATCAATAATACCAGACGTGCTTTCATAGATAGAAAAGAGATAGAAGTATGGCACGAAGAACGTGATGAAGCGTTAGCAGAGATATTAGATTTTAAACAGGCTTGGGGTGTTATCGAAGAAGATTTTGAAGGTATTTCAAAAAAATATAATATTGATATTAAAATTTTTGTTTTTGAACAGGGGATGGAGTTCACACAAGAAGTTGAAATTATAGAAGGGGAAACAACTAAAAATATTGTGAAAAAATACGATGACTATTTTTGGGAAGTGCCGTTTTCAACTATAGGAGGTTAGATAATTGGCTGAAAGAAGAATGTTTGCAAAGACCATCATTGATAGCGATGCATTTTTAGACATGCCGCTGTCAACTCAATCTCTTTATTTTCATTTGTCAATGCGAGCGGATGATGATGGATTTATTAATAATCCTAAGAAAATTCAACGAATGGTTGGATGTGGAGATGATGATTTAAAGCTATTAATGGCCAAAAGATTCATTTTAGTTTTTGATAGCGGAGTTATTGTTATCAAGCATTGGAAAATTCATAACTATATTCGAAATGATCGATACAAACCAACTCTATATCAAGAAGAAAAGGCTGAATTAGCTGAGAAAAATAGTAAGGCATATACCTTTAAAACAGAGGTTGTAGAGAGTGAAAACCGTCTTGGTATACCAGATGACAACCGTATGGGATACCAAATGGATACACAGGTTAGGTTAGGTAAGGATAGGTTAGTTAAGGATAAAAAAAAGAATAGTGTTGAGCCAAGCTCAACTATGTCTGAACTATTCGAAAAAGTTTGGAAAACCTATCCAAAGAAAACCAACAAGAAAAAAGCTAGAGAACAATTTTTAAAGAAGTTCAAGACGGAAGAAGATTTAGAGCCGTTTAAAAAAGGATATAAGAACTATCTTGCGTATATTAAATTAAACGATTGGTACCATCCACAAGAATTGTTTCGTTGGATACGTGATGATCGTTATAACGATGAATATGATTTATCTCAAACAAATAAACTGCCAGCCTATTCTAAGGTGCCAATGAGACAAGAAAAGTTACCTGAGTGGGCTAACAATCAGAAGCAAGAAGAAGAGAAACTTTCGTCAGAGGAACAAGCTGAGCTTGATAGACAAATAAAAGAATACTTGGAGGGTAAATGATGAATGAATTAGTTAAATTAATTGAGAAATGGGCAAGAGAAAAAAATCTAGATATCGCAGAGCCTGAGAAACAAATGCTAAAAGTGGTTGAAGAAGTCGGAGAAGTCGCAGCAGCATTAGCAAGAAATAATAAAAATGATTTAAGGGATGGTATCGGTGATGTTGTTGTGACACTAGTTATTCTCGCTATTCAAAATGATATGGATTTATACGAATGTCTGAACCAAGCGTATAACGAGATTAAAGATCGTAAGGGAAAAAATGTCAATGGTGTGTTCGTTAAGGAGAGTGATTTGAATGATAAATAATGTGGTATTAGTCGGAAGATTGACAAAAGATCCTGATTTACGCTACACCGCAAGTGGTTCTGCAGTTGGAAGCTTTACTCTTGCTGTGAACCGTAACTTTACAAACCAAAACGGCGAACGAGAAGCGGATTTTATCAACTGTGTAATTTGGCGTAAGCCTGCTGAAACAATGGCTAATTATGCTCGTAAAGGAACATTATTAGGAGTTGTTGGCAGAATTCAAACTCGTAATTATGACAACCAACAAGGCCAACGTGTCTATGTGACTGAAGTTGTTTGCGAGAGTTTCCAATTATTAGAGGCAAAAAGCGCCAATGAGAATAGAAATAGCATTCAGAGTTCACAGAATAGCGTTACAGGCGTTCAAAATAATTTCGAGAGTAATTATGCTGTGAATCAAAACAAAGGCTTAAATCAGCAAAATAACAGCCAACAAATATCGTTTGGTGGAGATGTAGATCCGTTCGCAGGTGCAGGTAATTCAATCGACATTAGCGATGATGATCTGCCGTTCTAGGAGGTTAACGAAATGAAAAGTGTAATTTTTGAAGATATAGCACGTATTCAAGCTGAAAAAAAGCAAAAGCGAAAAGAAATGCTTAAGTTAATGAATGAAAACCCAGACTGGTATATACATCCAAAAAGCATGGTCTATCGTCAAATTAAAATGCTTGGTAAGGAGATTGGTGAGCAAACAATGGATAAATCTAAACCAATCAACTCAATTGATAAAGACAAGTTCACCATTCAAGAATATTTGTATTTGCAGTGGATTGGTTATTCAGTGAATGCAATCATAGAAGCGTTAGGAATGCCTAGAAACAAATTCTGGGAATACAAAGCTGAACATTTAAATTAGATTTATGAAATGAAAGTGAGTGTTCATTTTGCTTGAGATTTATTACACGCCAACATCCGCTATTATTGCGGATGCATTGGCTAGAAAATATGAGGTCGTTTCTTTAGAAACAGCTAGAAATATTGCCAAAAAATTTAAAGCTAGCTTGAAGCAGAAAACGGATCTTTATGTAATTGAAAGTATTTTGATTGATGCTGGTTATAAAAAAGAGCCAGTGAATTTGTGAGAAAGGAGTGGAGTTTGTGGCCACAGTAAAGAATTCTTTACTCCTTTGAAATGATGAATAGTTACCAAAAGAAAAAGAAACGCAAAACACATTAGAAATACTAAAAGAAGCAATGGAACTTCTGGAAAATAAAACAAGCAGTTCATTTACTGAACCAGAACAGCTGTCATTATTTTAGAAGTGGATCCAAGAAGGCAAAGTGCAAAATCAGTGCGTGTTTTTGTCTGTTTTACGTTTCTTTATGGCTGGAAGGCTAAACCATAGAAGCAGAGCTGCAGGGAAAAATAGCAAGAAAACGCCTAAACTGATTTTATGTAATAAAAAGGCAACAGCGGAGGCTAATTATGAAATTAATCTATGTTTTAACTGGAAAAGAAGAAAATAAAAACTATGTAAAAAAATTTGTTGGAAATTATTGCAGTTTTGGACCTAAAGAGGATGCAAAAGCATTTACTAGTGAAGAAGCTGAACAGATGAGAAGACTGTTAGAGAATAGTGTAGGCAATGCGTTTGTTATTGATGATGACAGGGAGGTAAAAAATGGGTTTCAAGTTTAGCGATTATTATAATGCTGAAAATATTTGTCTGTCAGAAGAAACCATTAGAGAGTTACTTGTGGATTATTTTGAAGAAGGAGAGAAAGCTAAGAATGAGTAAACAAGAACTAGTAGATAAAAACGAAGTATTAAGTATTTGGCATAATTATTGGGAATCAGATAAATTGGCTTATGAAGCAGAGGACGAGTTAAGAGAGCTAAAAACGATAATATGTATTACAGAACTCAACGAAAATCAGCAGATTGTGCTGGATTGGTTGAAAGAATCATGCAAATTACACGGATTACGTGAAGTTATCGAAATCATGGGATTTTTATTAACTACTGGTGGAAAAATGAAGTATAAGCAAGTAGCCTATGCATATGGTGATTTAAATGATGATGAATTGAAGCAAGTTTTACAAGCTTTTAGTCAGTGGGCTTTTGAACAGGAGGTAAAATAAATGAAATTTTACGAAATTAAAGAACCTTATTTTGCATTAATCGTTGCTGAGGATGAAAAACAATGTTTAAAACTTTACAAGAATATTGTTTGCGATGTAGAGGACGAAAAAGAGTTTTTGGATGATATGAAAACAATTGATAAATACGAAGCGTTCAAAATGCTTGCTAAAAGTCGTATTGAAGATGGTGGAGAATTGGGTGCAGAAGAAGCTTTTAATCAGTTAGAAAATCTTGAAACAAATGGCGAAGTATTGCTGATTGATAGCGGTTTGTTGTAGGAGGACCAGCGATGAATAAACAAGAATTGATTGAAGAGTTAGAATGCTTAGAAGTTCCTACAGATAGCCTTGATTATTTGAAAGGTGCTAACTATGCTGTCGAAAAAGCAATTAGCTTAGCAAAACAACTAGACGAACCGAAAAAAGTCGTTGTTCCGAAGTTCGTGGCAGAATGGATTGAGTTATGCAAAGGATTAGAGTGCACTCTGTATTGCTCAGCAACAAGTAAGCTTAGAGATACGATGCATATAGAAAAAGCTAAAGAAGTATCAGACTGGCTTGATACTTTTGAAAATCATGAGTTGTTTGCTCACGCATGGCTTGACGGCTACGAAGTCGAGAAGGGACCTTTATATCACGTTTTATTACCAGACAAAGGGGCGACTAACACAGGATATACTTTTTTAAATTTAGCGGGAGCAATTGATTTTACGACATGTAAGGAAAAGGTGGATATGTTAACAGAACAAGAAATCAAAGCAGTTGATGAGCGCTATTGGCCGTTTGCTGTGAAGGTGGATGGTGAATAAATGAAACGCAACTGGAAAAGAGTAATAAATAAAGTTAGTGGCATTGCAATAATGATTCTTGTAGCCAAAGCAACCGTGAGCTATTTCGTGTATGGCAATGACATAACAAGCAGTGACCTTGTTTATTTCCTTTCATGCTCGTTTATTTTGGGATTAGGGCTATATTTAGGGGGTTCCAGCGTATGAGTTATCCAGAAGTTTTTATCTTAGGAAGGCAAGTTGATGGAGTGTATGTTGAGTACTTACATGGAGCAGAGAAAGCCGATTTATTTTTCGATTATACGATAGCTCGTGATGAAAGAAATCATATGAATAAAACCAATACAAAAGATGGCGAATGGAGAATTTTAAAATACGGGAGGCCAATTACATTGGAGTTTTAACTTATTGCAACTTTTTTACAATAACTAGCCGATTTTTTGCAAACAAAAAGCCAGCCGACCAATGGCTGACTAATGTGGTAGTTAGCACTTTTCCCAAGTAAAGTGCTAATAGTGCCAACAAATAAGGTTGACATTGTGTCTCTGGTGGAGACAGGAACTATCGATAACTGTTTTCCGCCAGTTATCATAGAAAAGGAGAAATTTATTTCAGAAATAAAATCCCCAAGAAAGTTAATATGATTATATCATGAGTAAATGTATTTGAAAATACTATCTCATAGTACGTATTGTAAAAAGTATATTTAGTAGAAAATAAAAAAAGCCAGATTGCTCCGGCTGTGAGAAATATTTTCGACATAGTTATTATACCACAAAAGGAGCGATTCCACTTGATTCAATTGCTAAAAGAAGTAGATTTTCGACAAACAAAAGCGAATGCCAGAAATGTGTTGAAGAATTTTAGACGTTTAGAGCGAATAGCTGGTCGCTCTTTGATAGATTTAAAATCACCAATTATTACAGATATGCCTAAAAGCCAAAGTCATGGGAACAAAGCAGAAGATGCGCTAGTACAATTAGCAGATGCAGAAGCAGAAAGAGACGCAATTTTATCTGGGCTTATGGCATTAAGCCTAACTAGCAGACAAATTTTGCACTATAGTTTCTGTGTGCAGGACCATTACTCTAATTACAAGATTGCTAGAGAAGTCGGCTATTCCGAAAGAAGTATTCAAAGAATGAAATCAGAAGCTTTGATTGAATTCGCAGAAGCTTACCGCAATGGAAAAATAATTGCATATAAATAATTTTTGGCGGTTTTTTGGCGTAAAGTTGGCGGTTTTTATACGAATTTGAATGCTAATATAGTAATATCGAAAGTCAAAGAAATGGACACATTACACAACGCTTTCTGGTTTAGTCACCGTTTGATTTGACTTTCGATGGTCACTTGCAGACTCACGTTCTCAATAAAATGAAGTGAGGTGAATAACCTCCTCTTTTTTCTACAGGTTTGCAAGTGACACAAATAGTTGCTAGGGATGCAGTAGTAACTACCTGATTCATACTAGTCGAGGTTAGGTATATTGCTCTATCCCAGCATATGACGATAAGAACATTAACCAGATCTCTGCGGCAGCTGCTTACGCACGAGAGCAATTCCTAAACTCATAGAGTAGCAGCTAGGTACGTTTAGGATAAACTTAATCAATTGTTTTTGCTGGTGTTTGATTGATCGGTCACTGTGGTGGAATATAGACCAAACAAGGTGCAAATCCTTGTCAGTGACATAATCATTTTAGCCGTGAAAGTCTGCGAAAGCTACGTCCTGATGGGAAAACATTCTGACGAGAGTGTGCAAAGGTTAATTTGATTTATTAGCAATTGCTAGGAGGTAGCTCCTTCTGGTATGGCGTGTAGCTCAATTGGTGAGAGCGGTTGGTTTTCAATCAAGTACATGCAGGTTCGACTCCTGTCACGTCAATAAGTAGCTTTTGCTGCTTAAATAAAAATATCGTCAATAATTCAAATGTAACTACCTTTACGATCGAATGACGGTTAAGATTTTCCCTCCTATCTGAGACTGCACTTCTGAGTGCGGTCTTTTTATTATTCGCATAATCAGTTATTCTGTATATATAAATTTGTAAAGGGGATAACGATTGTGGGAGAGAAAGCAAATGCAGTTAAAAATTTTTTATTTGAAAATGTTTTGTCAATAGTAGCTGATCAGGGAAAAGACTTTCTAAAAGAAAATGCTTTACCTTTATTAACAAATGAAATTGTGAAGCAAGGTGGTGATATATTGATTGATTACGGAGCTGGTTTGATACCGGGCATTGGGGGAGCTATAACTGAGTTTAGGACGAATAAGAAAATAAGAAACTTAGAGATTATGGTTCAAGCAATCAGTAGAAGAAACGAAGAATTGAAGGAGAAATTTGAAAAACAATCTTTAGAAAATAAGGAAGTTTTAGACGAAATATTTGAAATGGTCATGAAGAAAATTGAATCTACTAATCAAGCAGAAAAAATTGAATTTATGATTAATGGTTATTCAGAATTTTTGAATTTGGATAATCCATCTTTTGATGTGGCTTATTTATATTTTGATACGCTTGATAAACTGACTATTTTAGATATTTCAGTTCTTAAATTGTCCTATAAAACCAATACATTTGCTGATATCGATGGATACAATAACTATACAGAGTTATTAGAAGCATTCGATATCAATTACGACCAATATGTTGCAGTTAGAGAGAACTTATATCGGTTAGGCTTAATGCAAAATGAATATGATGATAAGCTTGCAAAAGACATAAAAAAAATACAAATTGCTATTGAGGAAATTAGAAATTCTACAGAGAGCATATTAAATTCTTTGTCTGGGAAAAGAAAAATAAAATTGAAAAGTCTAACTAGCAAAAGTAAGATAAGTCTTAAAGCGAAGGATAGATTGAAAATATCAAAATTTGGAAAAGATTTTATACGCTTTTTTATTATCAATAATCAAGAAAAATAGATCACTTATTTAGTGGTCTTTTTTTCGTACATAAAAAAGCCACTAGACTATGGGTTCTAGTGGCTAGGTAGCGTTAGTGTCAAAATTAAGATAGATTGTAGTTTCTGAACTTAAGTTTTTAAAAAAGGAGCGCTACCTTATAAAGAGTATAACAGGTATTTGTGTATCTGTCGCACATTTACATAAAATTAATTAGGAGGTGAATAACATGATAAGGAATCCAAAACATCAGGTTTTTGCTGATGAATGGCTGATTGATATGAATGGTACGAGAGCGTATAAAGTCGCATATCCAAACATAAAAAAAGACACCACAGCAAGAGTGAATGCAAGTAGACTGCTAACAGATGCTAACGTGAAGCGATATATTGATGAACAGCTAGAAAAGATGCAGAACGAAAGAGTTGCAGATGCACAAGAAGTCCTAGAATATCTCACTAGCACCATGCGTGGTGAAAAAATGAAAGGTGTTTATAATACCGAAACAACTAATGATGAAGGAGAAGTATTCACTCATCAAAAAAGCTATGAATATACCCCTAGTACGGAAGAGAGGACTAAAGCAGCCGAATTACTCGGTAAACGTCATGCGCTGTTCACTGACAAGCAACAAATAGAAGTTACTGAAATGCCAGTATTTGTTGATGATATCGGTGATGATGATGGTTAAGAAAAAACTATCAGAATTATTACCGAAAAAATTTCATTCGGTATGGAGAGCAACTCTTAACTCGGACATACTGAATATTGTTTGTAAGGGTGGACGCGGTTCTGGTAAATCATCAGATATTGCACATATTATTACTCAATTACTTATGAGGTATGCTGTCAATGCGGTTGGCATTCGATATGTTGATAATACATTAGAACAATCAATCTACGAGCAAATGAAGTGGGCGATTGAACAGCAAGGGGTAACGCATCTATTTAAATTTAATAAATCACCGTTAAGAATCACATACATACCTCGTGGGAATTATATGATTTTCAGAGGTGCCCAAAATCCCGAAAGAATCAAGTCTTTAAAAGATAGTAGATTCCCGTTTGCGATTGGCTGGATTGAGGAGTTAGGCGAGTTTAAAACTGAAGATGAAGTAACGACCATTACCAATTCACTTTTACGTGGTGAATTAGGAGATGGTCTTTTTTATAAATTCTTTTTCAGCTACAACCCGCCAAAACGTCGACAATCTTGGGTGAACAAAAAATATGAATCTAGTTTCCAACCTGAGAATACATTTGTTCATCACTCTACTTATAAAGATAATCCTTTTATTTCGAGAGAATTCTTGAGAGAAGTGGAGGCAGCAAGAGATAGAAATCTTTTGCGTGCTAGATGGGAATACGATGGTGAAGCAATCGGTTCTGGAGTCGTTCCATTCAGTAATTTAAAAGTGGAGAAAGGCTGTATAACTGATGAAATGGTTGCTAACTTTGATAATATCAGAAACGGTCTTGACTTCGGTTATGCTACTGATCCATTAGCATTCGTACGATGGCACTACGATAAGAAAAAGAATGGCATCTATGCTGTTGATGAAATCTACGGAGTGAAAATCAGTAATCGTGAGTTTGCCCAAAAGGCGAAAGCAAAAGGTTATCAGTCTGATCGTATTGCATCGGATTCAGCAGAACCTAAATCCATAGCAGAATTAAACAATGAACATGGAATGGGCCACGTATTTGGGGTTAAAAAAGGACCCGACTCTGTACAGTATGGAGAGGAATGGTTGGATGATTTGGATTTTATTTGTATCGACCCACTAAGAACTCCAAATATAGCCAAAGAGTTTGAAAACATTGATTATCAGACGGATAAAGATGGCAATCCTAAGCCAAGGCTTGAAGATAAAGATAACCACACAATCGATGCAACAAGATACGCTTTTAGCGAAGATATGGAGAAAAATAACGTAAGTTTCATTAAATTTTAGGAGGTGGAATGATTGTTTCAAAGTGATCTAACATTGAGTCGATATAAAAGATTACGAACGAAATATTCTACGCAAATAAACGAAGAGCTGTTTGATCCAAATGACTTTATAACAGAGATGAAGCCATTTTTTGATGACAGAGAGCGCAAATACAAAGCTTATACAAGTGAAGAAAATGAGATTGATAGCAGACCTAAACCAAACACAAAAATTATAAAAGTGAATAATAAACTTCACGCTGGCTTATACAACACCATTGTTGATCAAGCAGCTGATCATTTCACAGGTATCCCAGTTAAATGGGATTATGATGTTACTGAACAACGGAAGTCCTTAATTCAAAAAACAAAGGATTTATTTTTAGGTAACGTCAGCGCAAAGATAAAAACACCTAAAGAATTCGAGCGGCTTACAGAGCTAGTAAACGGTATGCGTTTCGCAATGTTGGATTCGGACACGGCACGATATCAAGGCGCTTGTGGTGTTGCTTTTCGTTTGTTAGAACCCGTTGAAACTGAGGGAGAGTGGCAATTGTGGGCATGCAATGTTGAGCCATGGAGAGCCGAAAAATATGAGAATGCAGATATTTTCATTCGAGAGAAATATGACACACACCAAAAGAAATTTTTCGAAGAAATGAAAGTTGTTACTAAGAAAAAAATCTTAACGTATAACAGATACGTGGAAACGAATTTAATGAATGCGGCTGAAACATTTAAATTGACAGCAGAAACTGATAACCCTTTAGAAACGTTCTACCTATCAGAATTTAAAAACAACACGAACCGTTATTGTGATTTTGAAGTAGCAGAGGAACTTTCTGATGCATTTGACAGAAGCCTGTCTGACCAACAAAACGAGGTAGAGCAATTTAAATTAGCGTATATGATGATTAGCGGGTCCCGTTTAGGTGAAGAAGAAGCACAGAGGATGATGGAGCAATTAGGTATTATTAACTTGCCAGATCCACAAGCTAAGGTTGGCTATGTAACGAAAGATATTAACAAAGATTTCAACGAGTATCATCTTAATCAGTTGAAAAAGCTTTACTACACAGTCACTAAGTCAATCGACTTCAACGATGAAGTATTTAAGTCTAATAGCTCTGGTGAAGCTCGCAAGTGGCAAATAATAGCACTAGAAGCCAAAACAAACACGAAAGAGCAGTACTTCAAAGAAGGATTAAAAGAAGTTGCAGAGACGATGGCAGCTTTTATAAAATTTAACGATAAATTAGAAGTAGATGTTTCTAAAATTGTGTTTACATTTAGTCGTAGTTTACCAACCGATATTGGATATCTTGCTGAGGCGTTACCTAAATTAGCACCTTATGTATCAAAACGTACTATCATTAATCAAATTCCATTCGTTAAAGATCCAGATTACGAGGCGGACATGATGAATTTAGAACAAGGGCAAAACTATCCAAGCGGGGAATACGGCAAGCTAGGCGGTGCGGATAATGACGAAGAAGAAAACAACGGCTAGTGAACGTTATTGGGAAAAACGCCGAGAATTAGAAGACAAAGCCCGTTTGAAACTAGAAAAGAAAACTCTTAGTGAGCTAGAATCTGTTTTTGAACGTGCTTTAGTTAAAATTCAACGACAGCTATTGTCACAAGCGGATTTACACGACATCACACAAAGCGAAATGCTAGAAGACTTTAGCAAGCGAGACCAAGAAAAGTACCGCAAGTATATCGAAAAAAACTATGAAAAGTTGATGGAATCAGATGAAGCTTATAAGCAATTCATTGATGAATATTTTCCGTCCTATGACTATGCGAAAGTTAATCGTTTGTTACAATTACGAGCAGATATCTTTTCAACGCTAGCTGATGAAGCAATCGCAAGCGACGTTAACGGTAAATTTAATAACGACTTAGAAAACATTACAAAACGAATCTACAATTCTAATTCTAATGCGTTGATGCAATTATTAGGCGGCTCTGCTTCTGGTTTATCAAAAAAAGAGCTGGAAAACATTCTGAATTATCCATGGAGCGGCAAAACTTTTTCATCTCGCTTGTGGGGCAATATTTCAAGTTTAGAGCAACGTCTAAGTAATTCTATTATTAATTCTTTAGCAAGTGGCGAAGGTGTTTTAGAAGCTCTTAGAACGATGAAAAACGATGGTGTTATTAGCGGCATGTTTAAGTTAGAGCAGGGAAAGTTTAATAGATCGATTGAAAATCTTGTCAGAACGGAATATTCCCATTTTGCTGTAGAGGGGATTAGAGAATCATTTAGAGGAGCTAACGTTAAAGAATCAGAAAGTTGGTCTGCAGAAGATGAACGAGTTTGTACCATTTGTGGCGGATTTCATGGCCAATTAATTAAAAATGAACATCCTCCATACCACACATTGTGCAGATGCACAGAAATACCAAGAATTCCAGAAATAAGCGATGATATTGACGCTTTGTATGAAGAAATGTTCGGTGATCTGTTAGACGAATTCGCAAGTGATCAGTGGGGTGTTAAGTTGAATCATCCGCAAGTGTCTATAAAAACTAGTATCTTTGATAAAACAAATATGGCAAAATCAATTGGTGAAGAGAACTATTTGAAGTTTATAGAAAGTTTAGATTCTATAGATAATACTCAAATTAAAGAACTGCTAAATCGTTTAGGGAATCGCTTCAATTTTAAAGACATTTCAGAATCAAAAAGCTTTGTTAATGGTAATGATATACAATTATCAAAAGAAGCGTTTGACGGCACTAAAAATAAAACTCAAATGCAAGTAGTATTTCATGAACTGGGTCATGCTATAGATAATATCGGTGTGGAAATGTTAGACAGTGATTTTGATCGCATATCTGTAATGCCAGAATATAAATTAAAAAATGCGATAAAAAAAGATTTATTAAACGTTTTCAATAATGATTTAAAAGAAGCAAATGGAGATAATTATCAACAAGTCAAAAATCTAAAAAAACTTTCTGTTTTTGATCAAAGTGCTATAGTTAGAAAATATAAGAAACTATCTGAAATATCTCCGAAAGCATACTCTGCATTGTCAGATATGATGGAATCCACAGGTGGTTTTATAGATCACCCGTTAGGATTTGGGCACGGAACTAAATACTGGAAAGCATACGGAATGCAAGAAACAGAATTTTTTGCTCATATGACTGAAACCGTTGTTAACAAAGAAGCTAAAAAAATGATGTACGAAGTCTTTCCAACAGCATCGAAAATATGGGAAAATATGTTAGATGACATCTTAAAGGCGGTGAAATAAATGTTCAGTTGCGAAGAGGGTGCATGGTCTATTATTGATGCTGCAATTAAAAAGTATGAACAACATTTTCATGATGAGTTTCCAATATATGAATATATCGATGTAACAAAGAGTGATGACTTCGATTTTTCTATTCAAGGTGCTAAAAAATTAGCGAAATTCATTGATGAGCATATTAAAGAAAATAAATTGGTCCACGTCCCGTCAGATTACCATAGCAGACTTTACTAAGCACTTAAAGGATAACTTTGAGTGCTATTTTTATACCCTAAATTGGAGGTGATATCATGAAAGGATTATTCGAAGCAGTATTAAATCTAGAAGTAACCAATGGTACAGAAAAAGCCTATAAAAAAGCTTTTGAACAAGAAAACGAACGATGCTTAACCAAACACACTTTGAGAGATGGCAACGGTAATATCGTCAAAGATGAGCTTAAATCAGTTTGGGGTGGTAATTATTGTCACGTTGATATTTTGTATTCGTTACCAGGTAAAAAAAGTAAATTAACTATTTCGATTGTGTCTAGGACTCTGCAAAACGTAAAAGATGCTGTCACTGATTATCAAATGTTAGGTGCTGAACTGGTCCATAAGAATTGGAAGTGATTAGATGGATCCCTATGATTACTTAGATGCAGATTATGAAGAGCATTTACTAAGAGAAGAAAAGCAATTAAAGTCTGACGAAAGTTAGGCTTTTTATTTTGTCCGAAATGACACTAAACTAGCGCAATGCTGGGCTTAATTGAATGGTGGGGCGCAATAAATAAATCTAAAGCAATGCGGGGCGATTAGTCGAATCGTGGGGCGAAAGGAGAAAAAAATGAAACCAAACCTATTACCAATGGATTTACAAATGTTTGCTGAAGGAGAAGGTGCTACAGACTTCACTTTCGATGATTTTAAGGCATTTGTAGAATCAAATGAAGAAGCACAAAAATTTGTACAATCACAGTCACAATCAGCTGCAGATAAACAATTAGAAGCTTGGAAACAAAATAATCTTGAAAAAATTAAGGAAACAACAATTAAGGAGTATGAAGAATCTAAGAAAAATAAAACTCCTGAACAAATTAAATTAGAAGAATTACAGGCTGAATTTGAAGCTGAAAAGGCATTACGTGTGACTAGTGATAATAAGGCTTTTGTTGCAGAAAAAATTGCTGGCTTAGATTGGGATGGAGATTTGAAAGATTCTATTTCTCAATTTATGTTAAATAATCTTGTTAGTTCAGATACTGAATTTACTAAGAAGGCTGTAGAAGGTTTTACAGAGCTTTTGGAAGCAATAAATGATAAGCATGCAGAAGCTATTAAAAATGTAGAAATGACTAAAGCTTTTGGTAATAAATCGCAACAAACCAACATGGTAACTGGTAATCAAACAAAATCGTTTGAAAATCCAGAGGCAGCATTAGGACAAAAATTACAAGCATTTATCGATTAGGAGGAAACTACAAATGAAAAAAAGTTCATTAAATAATCTTGAGTATTTAGATATTTCACAGGAAGTTAATGCATTACAAGTTCCAAATACACCATTTTTAAGCTATTTGTTAGGCGCAGGCAAAGTTGAAGCTGCCAAGTCAACTGAGATTAAATGGCGAGAATACGGCATGAATAATGATGATTCATCTGCTCAATTAGAAGGCGGAGAATACGCAGATGCGGAATCTGATCGTACATGGTTTAACAACTATACTGAAATTTTCAGAAAATCAACTTCTGTATCTGGCACATTAGATGCTATTAATGTAGATGGTGTAGGAAATGAATTGAATAGCCAAGTAGCTCTTCGTGCTACAGAAATGAAAATTGACTTAAATCGTAAATTGATTGTTGGTGTAAAGGCTGATGAATCTGGTTCTAAAGGTCGTCAGATGAACGGAATTTTAAATTTGATTAGCTCAACGAATAAAGTCGAAACAGCAGCTGCGGGGGCAGTAACAAGAAAAGATATTGATGCCTTATTTAAAACAATGTTCCAAAAAGGATACATGGGCGAAAAATTATGTTTAGTAGCACCTGATATGCAAGAATTAATGACTGATCAGTTGGATGAAAAATCAACAAAAATTGTGCAATTTGGCGATAAACTTACTTTTGGATTGCAACTTGGAAATATTGTCTCAAATTACGGCTCAGGAATTGCGTTAATTGAACCTAATTTACCTAATGGAACAATCGCAGCTATTGATACTAATTATGTAAAATTACGTCCACTACGTGAATGGCGTGCGGAAGAATTAGCAAAAACAACAGATTCAAGACGGATTGGATTAGTTGGTGAGTATTCAATTGAATACAAAGCTTCTAATTCTGGAGCAATCTTGAACTTGAAAGCCTAAAATATAATAACGAAGGAGGAAATTAAAAATGGCAACAGCAAAAAAAGAAGTAACCTATCGTGTGCTTGACAAGAAAAACTTTGTGGGCTTTATGCATCCTAAAACAAAAAAATTTATCACAGCAAACGAAAATAATGAATTTGTAGTTTCAGAAGATGACAAAGAAGCTATTGAGATATTAGAACGTGCTGCAGATACTTTTAAAGTTTAGGTAATGATGCTTTATGGTTGATGAAAAAAAAGAAGAAATCGTTGAGAAAATTCAATTGATGCTACCTAACGCTTCTGAAGATAGGATTTTGTCTGTTTTAAACCTTGTTATCTTTGAAATCAATTCTTACAATACTTGCAAAATTGATATTGCTTGGGACGAGTTTGAACAACTTATAATTGAGGTTATCTACAAAGCTTTAAAAAACGAAATAGATAAGTCTGTAGCTAGTGTAAAACGTGGTGATACATCAATTAGTTATGTAGTTGAATCAAAAGACATACAATCACTCATGAAGAACTATAGCAGTGCTATTAAACGTATTTTAGGCTGTGATAGCGGGGTGTTTTTCTATTGAATGAAGCAGAAATTTTAGCAGCTACTTATTTTGATACCTGTGTTATTGAGAGAATGAGCGATATTGAAAATACGGAAAGTGGGATTACTGAACAAGTTTATTTTCCAATTCATGTTGGCAAGTTACCCTGTGCTTTCTCTCAAGGAAGTATGGGGAACTTACCTGTAATAGAAAACAAAGAAGCGTTTAATATCTCTTATGAAGAACAAAAACTTTTTTTAGAACCTAATATAAAAGTTAAAAAAGGAGATAGAATAACTATTACTCAAGGTACAGGTCAAAAACATGTGTTATTTTCAAAAAAACCTTTTTATTATCCAAGCCATATAGAAGTAGTGCTATCAGGAAGTTCAATTGATGAGTAAAAGCGATCTTAGAATGAAATCAAATGCTGATAAAGTTATTGCAAATTTAAAGAAAATGACACCCATTGCTGAAAAAGAAGGTGCTGCAATGGTGAATGATTCGTTAGCTAAAATTTATCAGTTAATTGTACCTATGACACCAATTAAATCGGGTGATTTAAGACGAGGCTATCGAATCATTAAAGCTAGAAAGTTGTCTAGTGGTCGTATCGTGGGAGCATTGATTAATAATGAAAAATACTTTAGATATGTAAACGATGGCCACCGAACAAAAAATGGCGGATTTGTTAAAGGCAGATTTATGTTGCAAAAATCTAATAAATTAGCTAATGCAACATATATTCCGAAACGATTTAAACAAATGGCGATTATCATTGTTAAGAAAGGTTAGATATGTACGATAAAATTTTAAAAATGCTTACTGACACAATAAAACAGTTCTCGAATGCGCCTATCTATCTTGATGATGTAATGCAATCGTCAGAACCGTTTTATTTTGTGTTAAGTCTTGAAGAGAGTCTGACTGATAATGTAGGTCAAAACGTTCAAAATAAAGCATACAATGTTGATATTGCACTGGTTGATAGTAAGAAAGATAAACAATTAGTAACAAGCCTAACAGAAAGCTGTGGGGCTTTTTTTAATGTGTTGAATTTGGACGGAAATGAATTGTTTCCAGAAGATTATCAAACGTTTAAAACAGACGGAATTCAACATATCAATTTTAATGTTGCGTTCCCACAATTAATTGAATGGAGTGAAAAATAGATGGCAAAAATGAAAAATGTAAGTGTCATTTCTGTAGAGAAGCCAACGTGGTTCCCACTAAAAGACGAAACGGGCGCTTTTCCAGTTTACGGAACGCCAATTACAATCGGTACTGCTGTCAGTATCAAACCAGATGTTACAACAGAAACAACGCCTGACTATGGCGATAGTGTAGTTCAAGATCAGTATGTTGCATTTGGTGGTGCAGAAGTTACTTTAGAAACAAACGGCTACCAAAATGAAGTTTTAGCTGAAATTACAGGGGGAAAAAAATTAAAGGGTGGCGTATTGCGGTCTGCGGATGATATTGCATCAGATGGAGCATTTGCTTACCGTCGCCGAAAATCGAACGGTAAATATCGCTATACGATCTTCTATAAAGGAAAATTTGCTTTAACATCTGATGAAACATCTACATTAGAAGGAAGTTCAGTATCTTATACTCATCCAGAATGGACGGGGTCTTTCGTTGATGTTCCAGGGTTGGGTTATATGTATTCCGTGGATGAAGACGATGAAGGTGTCGACTTAGAGATGATTAAAAACTGGTTTACTGAGGTAATGGATCCACGTAAAGAAAATACTACTGCTGTTACTGGTGTAACTTTAGACCAAACAGAGTTAAATTTAAAAGTTGGCCAAACAGCAACCTTAACACCGACAATTACACCAGATAACGCCTCAAATAAAAAATATCAGTTCCGTTCAGAAAGTGAGGCTATTGGAACTGTAACACCAATTCAAGGGAAGGTTACTGCTGTAGGAGAAGGGACAACGGAAATCGTAGTCACAACAGAAGATGGTAACTTTACCGCAAAATGTACATTAAATGTAACAACAGCAGATTAAAAATAACAGTTTAGGACGACCTTGTCGTCCTATTTTATATGGAGGAATTAAAATGGCAAGTAAATTTCAACAAAAAATTAAATTAATGATTAAAGATGGAAGCAAATATACTACAAAACAATTCATGTCGGCAGAATTTTTACCA